AGTTTGTTTGGTTGGTAAGGGTCAGTGCTGGGAACTTTCTCCAGAACAACATCTCCATATCGTATGCACCTGCTGGTGTGGGTCCTATACGTATTTCATTTGCTATGATGGTGTAGTATTTTGGCACACCACTACCCATGCTCCACGCCTCAAATATCTCTGGAGATACGTAGGTGAGTGATACAGTTGGACTATTGTTTAATCTGAACTCTCTCATCTGTAGGTAGTTAACCGGAAGAGCATAGTTTGATTGACCACCAATAGTTGTTGCATGTTCTTTCTGCTCCATTGATCGTAGGCGTAACTCACGGTTAAACCTTGCTTCTGTTAAAGCAATGAAGTCAGGAATAAAATTTGTCATGTCATCCCGATCAGACCAATTGGCAATACTTGCTTTTAGTTCATCATACGTTGATAGTGCCATAATTATAGTACCGTTGGATTAGTTCTGAAGAATTTATTTGCTGGGTCATTTAAGTATTTATATAATAGTTTCTGGTCATGCTCAATAGCACCGTTAGTTGCTTGCATCCAGTTGGCCCAAATAGTGAGCGGTATTCTTGCAGCATGTCTAAGTCCGTCTTTGGAGTGGTCCGCTTTGGTATTCCAGTTGTTGTAGTCTCTTTTGTTGAGATCAAGAATTGGGCTAGCGTCCTGCCATTTAGTAATATGGAATGAGCCATCAGACTCCTCTTCAAAGGTTGTGTCCACATCAAATATTGTTTTCTTCATACGTACCCACGGCCCCCAACTTCAACCCCTTTACCAGGCTCCTTGAAGGCTCTCTTTAATTCTTTGATAGGATCAATCTTTTTCCCTTTGACTTTATTCTCTTTGGGTTTCTTAAAGTCTGCTTTCTTCATCTCATTCCTCTGCGTAAAGGTCAACCTCCCCCTAAGGGGAGGTATCCCAGGTTAAAAGTTTAGGTCCAGCCGGTAACCTTACCGTTCGCTGCTTCGTTCTTGGCTCTCAAACCATACTCAACAACTAACTGTTGAGCCATACTGTCACCCGTTCGGGCTAGGTCATGAGTCATAAACGGACGCAGGTAAGCGATATCCCAGAACGAATAGTCCAGGAAGTACGCAGTTTGCGCTGGCATCAGACGGTTCGGGACAATCTTGAGATTGCCAAAATCCGACACGTAGACGTCAACAGCAGCCACAACAAATGCTGGCGACTGGTTGTTAGCAGTGGTACGCAAATCGGACACACTCTGACTTAACTGTGAAATGGCTTGCTTGATAACGCCATCACACATTAGGATGTCAGGCTTTGCACCGGCTTCCCAGCACTCCTCCATCACAGTCCTGATGTCGTCTTCCGACACTGCACCAACAGCAGCCACTGCATTGGTAGTGATCCAATGACCTACAGAACCAGTGGTTCTAGCAGTCGTGGATGTACCAGCAGCAGGTGCTGTAGCAGCCTCAAGGAACATGGATTCCATGTCCAACTTGAGTTCCTTCGCCCGTTTGGCCATCTGGTAAGCCTGACTGGATTTGCGTCCAGCAAAGTCTACCGCCTCAGCCGTTCCAGAAGTCTGGACAGACTTGGTGCTGATCTGGGTGTAGTTACCTACACGATCCGGTTCAACAACTGCCAATGCTGTAGAGTTATCCCCTTCAACCTGGCGGTTATCAATCGGATCACCCAGAGTGTCGATCTGCCACTCAAAGTAGGTGTTGTCTGCACTGGATTTACCAATGCCTGACATGAAGGGCGTTTCCTCCGGTGAAATGTTGTATATGATATTAGAGAGGTCTTCTCTGATACCAGGAGCACGATCTGGCCCCACTCCGTCATATGACTGACGTGTATTAGTTGGTACTGTCATTTAAATTTCTCCTTATAAGATGTCCTCAAAAAGTGCAGCAGCGTCTTTTAGGCCACCGGACTCTTGAAGTTGTTTCATTGATTTGGCTTTACGCTTTCTTGCTGCATCAACTTTGGAACGCTTTGCTCCTGGCTTTACCATCTTGGGCTTGTTCTTGACTTTCTTGGTTTTCAAGTCTGCATTCTGGATAGCATCATATTTCATAGCCTTCATCAGGACATTCACAGATCGTGAGTCAATAAGATTATTGAGTTCATCTGCTGTGTAACCCTGGGAAGACCCATAAGATTTAATTGCTCCTGCTAATTTGGGCTGCTTTTCTGGATTACCCCAATCTGGGATAAGGTCCACCAAGCGTACGGACTCCTGTGAAACCATCTGACGGTGTGCCTGTTGCAGTTCATTTTGCTGTTGTGCAGCAATCTGTTGCTGTTGGCCTTGTACCGACTTGATTCTCTCCTGCTCCTCACGGAACTCATCACGTTTAGTGACATAGGCGATGGGGTCTTCTTCTTTTAATCTTGCCCAATCAACTGATGCGTACTTGTTTAAACCCTCAGACAGTTGCTGTCCAAGTTGTCCAAGTGCCTGTTGATACTGCTGACGCTCCTGACTTAGTTTGGAGAACTCATCATTGAACTTGGCTTGGTACTGCTCCAGTCCCTTTCGTTCCTCCGCTATCTCTTGCGTCTTCTTTGTGTAATCCGATTGTCGTGAATATCCAGCCTGTAACTCTTCTAATGTGACTTCAATGTTTTCTCCACCAACATTAATGGAATACACTGCATCTACATCATCGCCTTCAATCTCTCTTTCGGCTTCCGGTTCGTACTCTTCCTCATCTTCTTCAGATTCAGTTTCGTCTTCATCGGCCTCATCAACTTCAACTTCCCCATCCTCTTCGGGTTGTGGTTCTGTCTCTTCTGTGGGTTGCTCCTCTTCCTGCTCAGGTTGCGCCTCTTGGGCATCTAGCATTTTTAGGATTGCTTCCTGGGCCTCTACTACTCCCAGTGGTGCTTCTGTTGTGGGTACTGGTTGATCAATATTCTCCACGTTTACTTCTGCGTCTGCCATCATATCTCCTTTAGACTTGTTATGTGGTTTGCTATAGTATCATTCTCAATGATTGATACTATCTCCCCACGTAGTTTCTCAGCCAGTTTTATCTTTAGCCACAACTGTTCACGACTGGCTGTTTCGTGTTCAGTTGTGTTTAACCAATCCTGGTACATGACACTCTTCATGTCATCAATTGCATTATTAAACAGGTCGTTGGCCATCAAATCCTTTGCTGCTTGGAGTTTGTCCATTAGCCAATCTTAACCTGCTTACCGGACTCTATCTCCATGGCCAACTCACTCATCTTGAATTTCGCTTCCATCTTCTCTACCTCACGATCCAATTCAAGTTTGCCTTCCTTCACCTTGAGTTCACCCTGCTTGACCTGTGTGTCAATCTTTATGGCCTCTACAGTAGCCTCATTCATTGGGTCAGGCTGTTGCTCTTGTTTGTCAGGCGGTGTTAAGAAGTCTTCAACCTGCTGGTATCCCATGCTTCGTATCAGTGAGGCAGACAAGTTATATATGTTCTCCTCAGATACCATCGGTGATCCATTCTGCTTGGCTTGACTAGCCATCTGTACCAGGTTGGAGAGTTGATTGATCTGCTGATCCTTGTTGCCGTGACCAAGTGCGACAGATACAGTAGCATCCATCCTATCAGCCCAACTTGTTGGATCAATAGGTATCCACTCACCACGTAGTTTGATAACCTTCTCACGGTCCATGTTCTTTACTAACAGTTCGTATATACGCAGCATAAGGTCCTTGACCCCAGTCTCTGCAAACTGTCGTGCAACCAACTCTACTCTGCTCTGTGCAGCCGTCATAACAGCGTTCACAGCAGTGGCAGTAGTATGGCTGGTAAGGGCTTGATCATTCATGCCCTGTGATGTTCTGCTTACCCCAGCCCTAGACTCTCTGACCTGATCAATGTATTCTAGCATCTGGAATGTATATGGCTCCAACGTAGGAGTAGCCAAGGGAGTTACGGCCTGTGGGGATTTAACACGTACAATACCGCCTGGTCTGGCTGTGAGCAAATCATCAAGATTCGCCTGACCTTCCAGTACAGCAAACCTACCAAAGTTCTGGTTGTACATGTTGTCTAAGAGGTTACGCATAAGCGTACTCTTTATGTTCTGTAGTGGCATAACCAAGTCAGCAATAGATAGCCCAAAGAACTTATGAGGTATCTTGATTGGAGTTATACTGATGAATGGTATGTTGTCTACTGCTTCATTAGCAAGCACAGTAGAGCCAACAGTGCAGACCTTTCGTAGTTCTGCAATGCCGTCATGATCATAGTCAGTTTTAATGAATGATTCGTAAAGGTAAAACTCCTTCATCGACTCTTCTGATGCTGCA